TGGTCAAGAGTTTCCGACACAAGAATATTCATTCCTCTTAGAGGCAACCAGATAAAATGCCTTTTACAAAATATACAAATCTAGATTTTGATCAGATAAAAACATCTATCAAAGATTACCTCCGTGCTAACTCTACATTCACGGACTTTGACTTTGAGGGATCAAACTTTTCAGTTTTAATTGACACGTTAGCATATAATACTTACATTACTGCATTCAATTCGAATATGGTTGTAAATGAATCCTTCTTGGATTCGGCAACTCTCCGAGAGAATGTGGTTTCTCTTGCCGGTAATATTGGATATGTACCTCGTTCCAGAACCGCATCTAAGGCACAAATATCATTTAATGTAACAACTGATAGAGACACTCCTACACTCACCCTGAAGGCAGGTATAGTGTGCGTAGGGAGCACTAATGATACTACGTATACCTTTGCCATCCCAGAAGACGTTACAGCAAACGTTGTAAGTGGTATAGCATCTTTTAATAACCTTGATGTTTATCAGGGAATATTTTTAACTAAACAATTTCAGTATGATGGTTCTTTAGATCAAAGATTTGTTCTGAATAATTCTTTTGTTGATACATCGACACTTAAGGTATACATTAAAAAAACAGAACAAGATGGACTTGGTATCGAATACTTCCTTTCAGAAAATATTTTTGATATAGATAAAAACTCTAGAATTTTCTTTATTAGTGAAGTTCAAGATGAAAGATATGAATTAAGATTTGGTGATGGACTGATTGGTAAAAAACTTGGTGATGCAGTTGGTTCTGATGGGACGATAATTACTGCCAACTATATTATTACTGATGGTAGAGATGGCAATGGTGCTTCTAGTTTTTCATTCTCCGGAACATTAGAGAGTGCATCTAGTGAGATTATCGATCCAGGAACTGTTACGATTACTACAAATCAATCGTCAATCAATGGTGGAGATATCGAACCGATAGATTCAATCAAATATTATGCTCCAAGATTATATTCGTCTCAATATAGGGCAGTTACGTCAAGAGATTATGAGGCAATTATAAAAAGAATATATCCAGACACCGAATCAGTATCTATAGTCGGTGGTGAGGAAATGGATCCTCCTCAGTTTGGTACAGTTCAAATCAGCATTAAACCAAAAAATGGATCATTTGTTTCAGATTTTAATAAAACACAAATTTTATCAAAGTTAAAACAATTCACAGTATCTGGAATAAATCAAAAAATAACAGATCTTAAGATTCTTTATGTTGAACTTAATAGTTCTGTTTATTACAATTATTCGCAAGTATCAAGTGCGGATTCATTAAAAACTTCTGTCATAAATTCTTTGCAGAAATATTCAGAATCTTTAGATTTAAATAGATTTGGAGGAAGATTTAGATATAGTAAAATACAGCAAGTTATTGATAATACAGATACTGCGATTACATCAAATATTACAAAAGTCATTATTCGTAGAGATTTAAAGGCAGTAATTAATCAATTTGCTCAGTATGAATTGTGTTTCGGAAATCGATTTAATGTAAAACCTCAAGGAAATAATATTAAATCTACAGGATTTAAAATTTCGGGAGAAGTAGATACTGTTTATTTGACAGATGTTCCTAATGCAGATTTAAAAACAGGAATTATTTCAATTGTAAAACAAGTATCTGAAGAAACGAGAGTAATTGTAAAGTCTGCAGGAACAGTTGATTATGGAAAGGGAGAAATTAATCTTGGTACTGTAAATATCACAGAAACCGCAGTTTCTGATAATATTATTGAAATTCAAGCATTTCCAGAATCTAATGATGTCGTCGGACTGAGAGATCTGTATATCTCATTAAGTATTCCTAAAAGTACAATAAATATTGTAAGAGATGCAATTGCTTCTGGGGATGAAATATCCGGAACCAGATTTGTTAATGATTTTTATACATCAAGCTATTCAAACGGAAATCTAATAAGAAAGTAATATGATACAAACTGGATTTGAATCTAGAATTAAAGTACAGGATCTGATCGATAATCAGATTCCAAGTTTCATCTTGGATGAGAGTCCAAAAACGGTAGACTTTTTAAAACAATATTATATTTCTCAAGAATATCAAGGGGGTCCTATAGATCTTACTGATAACTTGGATCAGTATTTAAAATTAGATAATCTAAAACCAGAACTTATTGTCGATAGTACTATATTAAGTGGAATTTCTACTGGTGGAGATACTGTAATTAATGTCTCTAGTACGAAAGGGTTTCCTAATCAATATGGACTTCTTAAAATTGATGATGAAATTATCACATATACTGGAATAACTACCAATAGTTTTATTGGATGCGTACGCGGATTTAGTGGAGTAACGGATTACCATCAAGATTTAAATCATGGAGAATTGGTATTTACAACATCAACCGCAACAGAACATCAATCAAATTCTTCTGTTCAAAATTTAAGTTCTTTGTTTTTAAAAGAATTTTACAAAAAATTAAAATCAACTTTCACTCCTGGATTGGAGAATATTGACTTTGTAGATCAAATTGACGCTGGAAATTTTATAAAAAGAGCAAAAGATTTTTATGCTTCCAAAGGAACAGATGAAGCAATAAAAATTCTTTTTAAAGTTATATTTGGAGAAACACCTTCAATTATAAATCTAGAAGACTACTTAATTAAACCATCTTCTGCAAATTATGTGAGAAGAGAAGTTATAGTAACAGAATTAGTATCGGGAGAACCTTCGAAGATAGTTGGACAAACACTTATAAAAACTACTGATGCAAATACAACGGCTTCAATTTCTGCAGTAGAACCATTTTATGCAAAAAGTAAAACTTTTTATAAAATTCAATTATATATTGGAAATGATGGTAAATCTTCTGTAGAAGGCAATTTTATAATTACACCCAATACAAAATTAATAGAAAGTGTATCCGCAGGATCTTCTATTTTAAATGTAGATTCGACAGTAAGTTTCCCACAATCAGGAACATTAGTTTCTGGAACCAATACTATTTCCTATACTGGAAAAAGTATTAATCAATTTTTTGGATGTACTGGAATCAGTGATACGATACCTACAGCATCAAATATTAGATCTAATGATACTTACTATTCTTATGAAGATGGAGATACATCTAAAAAAGTCGAATTAATACTTCTTGGAGTAATTAGTAATTTAGTTGAAGAAAGTGAAAATTTTAAGGTAGAAGAAGGTGATATAATCACAATTAAAAATCTTGGAGACAAGATTAAAAACCCGAAATCAAATCAAACTCATAAAGAAATTTTTGCTAATTCTTGGATTTATAATACCAGTTCAAGATATCAGATTATTGATAATAGTAGGATTGAATTAGGATCTGTCATTGATAGATCCAGTTTAAAAAAGGGAGATGAGGTTGAAATATTACAAAGAGGAACTGAAAATTTAATTGCCACTTCAAGTCCAGTCTATATTAGTGATATTAATGAGCAAGAAAATTCTTTAAGTTTACAAAATATATTACGTGCCGATGGTACACGTCCATTTTTTGAATATGGTAAAGAATATGATGTAAGAAGAAAATTAAATAAAACAAAATCTTCAGGTTCAGATTTTGGTTCTGGGTCTTTGTTGTCTGATATTCTTAATGTATATGTTGATAACGAAGATTATGCATATGTTGCATCAAATTCTTTACCTTCGGAAGTGAGAGATGAAATTTTTATACCTAATACTACTCCCCAAGAAATAATAAAAAATTATCGATTTGATATTGATGCGAGTTTAAAATCAGTTAGTATTAGCAGTAATGCAAACCTTCAAGATGAATTAAATGAGGTTTATAATAGTATTGGAGTAGATTCCCCAATTCCTTTTATAACGGGAGATAAGGTATATTACTCACCTCAAGAAGAGTCTTTAATTGGACTTCAAACAGGAACATATTTTATAAAGAAAATATCAGATACAAAATTTAAATTATACAGTTCCTTATCTTTAATCGAATCTGGAAGCAATTTAACATTCACAGAACCATCTTCAACCGTTGGAGATAATATAGGAACTCATACTTTCATTTTAAATTCTCAAAGAGAATCCAATCTTGGTATACAAAAACTCTTAAGAAAATTTCCACTAGAAAAAAATATTGAAAATGGTTCTGGAACTGCTACAGTTCCTGGAACTACAGGAATGTTAATTAATGGTATAGAAATTCATAATTATAAGTCTAATGATGTAATATATTATGGTCCAATTGAAAGTGCAAATGTTCTTTCTGGTGGAGAAAATTTTGATGTAATTAATGCTCCAATCATTGAAGTTTCTGCAGGTGCGGGTTCTATTGCAAAAATTCAACCAGTCATTAGTGGAAGTTTTGAAAAACTATATGTAGATACTCAAGATTATAATATCGATAATATTATTTCTGTGAATATTTCTGGTGGTAATGGGACTGGTGCAGTAATTGAACCCGTATTAATTTCTAGACCCAGAGAAGTTTTATTTAATGCAGAAGAATTTTCCAGTGGTGGAGGAGTTAATGAGAACGCTGATCAAATTGTATTTTTAACAGATCACAACTTTGTTAATGGTCAAGAAATTATCTATAATTCTTTAGGTAATAATTCAATAAAAATTGGAACACTTGCAGATAATATAGATCTTCCTACTAATTCTGCATATTTTGTTGGTGTTACTAACAATAAAGCAATAAAATTATATAATAATTTAAGTGATCAACAATCAGATATAAATGCTGTAGGAATTTTTACCGGATCTTCTGGAACACATAAGTTCTCATCACTTTCTTCAAAAAAACAAATTGCTTATGTAAAAATTATTAATGGTGGAGAAGGATATAGCAATAGAAAATTAATTGTCAGTCCTACTGGAATATCCACAATACAAAACTCTATAAATTTCAAAAATCATGGATTTAATGATGGTGAAATTATAGAATATAATTATGAAACAAGTCAAATATCAGGCATCACAACTACAAATCAATATTATATTTTAAAACTTGACAAAAATTCTTTTAGATTATGCAATGCCGGTGTCGGAGGAACAAATGCTTCGAATTATGAAAGAGGAAATTATGAAGAATTGAATACCACTGGAAGTGGATATCAATACTTTAAATATCCTGATATTTCAGTTTCAATCAAATATAATTCGGTTGGATTTGGAACTACAACTCAATCACATCAAGATATAGTAACTACTCCTGTAGTAAAAGGAAGTATTATTGATGCTTATGTTTATGAGTCTGGAACTGGATATGGATCTAAAGTATTAAATTTTGAAGATAAACCAACAATTAATATACAAAATGGAAAATCTGCTCAATTAACTCCAGTTGTTATTGGAGATAAAATTACCAATGTTTTAATCAGTTATCAAGGAAGTGAGTATTATTCAGTTCCAGATTTAATTGTAACTGGTTCTGGAACCGGGGCAGAATTGAGAGCAATAATTAATAATGGCCGAATATCGGAAGTTAAAGTTATTAATACTGGTATTGGATACTCTGCATCAAATACAAAAATTCAAGTTGTTTCATCAGGAAAAAATGCCTTTATTGATCCCCAAATAAGAAAATTAACTCTCGATGATAATAAAGTGAGATTTAATAATGGTCAAGTTTTGCTAAAAGGTAAGGATAAACTTCAGTATTCAGTATCAAAATATTTTGAGGACTTAAGAGACTCTTTTATAGAAACTCCTGTGGGTGTAGGAAATACTATCAACTCCAAAATAATTGGATGGGCTTATGATGGAAATCCAATTATTGGTCCGTATGGATATACAGACCCAGAAGATGAACTTTCGGAGTTGAAATCATTAGAATCTGGATATATTTTAAATATATCGAATGTTGAAGATAGACCATCTGGATTTGATGCTGGATTTTTTGTTGAAGACTACCAATTTGATGAAAGTGGAGACCTAGATGAATATAATGGGAGATATGAAAAAAATCCAGAATATCCCAACGGTGTTTATGTATACCACGCTACTATAGATCAATTCCCATATTTTATAGGTAATAAATATAAATCAAAATTAATTTCTGATTCGGATTTAAATCAGACATTTGATTTTAATAATTCAAATTTACTAAGAAATACTTTACCATATAAAGTATCTGAATTAAGTGCAGATTATGATTTTATCAATGAAACAAATGATATTTTAAATCAAAAAATAGAAGTATTATCTGTAACATCGGATTCAATAAAATCTATTGAGATTCAAAATGGAGGTAATAATTATAAAGTTGGAGATAAATTAATATTTGACAATACAGACACTTCCGGAAGTGGTTTGAATGTTAACGTTGCTGCTATTAAAGGGAAGAGTATTGTAGAATTGAATACAAGTCTAACTGAATATTTAAATTCCATTTTTACATGGGAATCTTCTGATAAGATAAAGATATCAATATTACCAAACCACAACCTCTCAAATCTAGATTATGTAACTATATCAGGATTTTCTACAAATCTATCAGCACTTAATGGAACACATCAAATCACAGTTCCTTCTTATGCAAATGGAAGATGTCTTTCTACTATAACATCTGCATCCGTAGGATTTACAACAGAAATTTATGTTTCTCCAATTCCAGAACAAATATCAGTTGGTAGTAGTATTAGTATTGAAGCAGAAACTTTAAAAGTTCTTGAAGTATTTAAGAATCAAAACATTCTTAGAATCGAGAGAGGATCTGCAGGAGTATCACACACTGTTGGAACAGCAGTATCTTTCTTGCCAGATTCTTTTACAATTACCAAATCTGTAGATAAATTTGATTCAAAGGTAAATGATACAGTATTTTTCAATCCTAAAGAATCTGTTGGTGTTGGAACAATAAGTGGTGTTGGATATAGTACATCATTTGCATTTGGAGGAATTTCAACTGTAACTAGAAGTATTCCATCCAAAGCAATTTACATTGAAAGTCATCCTTTTGTAACTAATCAACCTGTTGGATATAATACTAATGGTGGAACAGATATAATTGTTTCTGTCGATGGATTGTCTGCATCACAAAAACTTTTAGATACCTTTAGCAATCTTTTTGTGGTCAAGAAAGGTCCAAGTCTTATTGGACTGAAGACTGCAATTACAGGTGAAGAATTGTTCTTCCATAATAATGGAGATGATAGTGATAAGTATTCATTTGAATCCAATTATACTCAAATATTGGGAGATGTAGATAAGAATGTAGTAACTGTTTCAGTATCAACATCTCATGAACTTCAAAATGGAGATACGATAACATTAGATGTTCAACCAAATCTTTCAGTGGGTATTGGAACTTCAACAGCAGTTCGTGTTCTTTATAAATCAGAAATTGATAATATCGTAGTCAATCCAATTGGATTCAACTCTACAGGAATTAATACTACAACTAATGAAATTACAATTACAAATCATGAATTAGTAACTGGTGATAAAGTTCTTTATGAAGATAGTGGATATAATGAATATTTTGTTTATAAAGTTAATAGAAATAGAATTAATCTCTGCGAAACTTTTATAGATTCTCAACAAAATCCTCCGACAGTTGTAAGTTTTGCTTCTACAGGAGGTTCTTCACAAACAATATCCTTAATTAATCCACAATTACAACCAATCAAAAATAATAATTTGGTATTTGACCTTTCAGATTCCTCATTAGTGGATTATAGTCTGAGATTATATCAGGACAAAGAGTTTAATAATGAATTTGTTTCTACTGGTTCCGGTGCTAGTTTCAATGTATCTGGAGTAGGAACTGTTGGAGTAACATCTACAGCAACTCTTACATTAGATTACAACTCACAAATTAGTGAATTATTCTATACTTTAGAAAAAGATGGAGTATTAATTAAATCTGATACTGATATTAATAACTATTCGAGTATCAAGTATATCAATAGTGATTATAACAATTCATATAGTGTTAGTGGTGTTACAGCAACAACTTTCAATTTAAACATTAACAAAAAACCAGAAAAACTTTCTTATGGGTCTACAGATTGTGATACATTAGAATACTCAACAACATCAACTTCTGCATCCGGATCAGTCAAATCTTTAACTATTTTGTCTTCAGGAACTGGATATAAAAAATTACCTACTTTAAAATCTACAAACTCTACTTCTGGAGTAGACTTAATTGTAAATTCCAAGTCGAATGAAGTCGGATCTGTAAAAGAAACTTTAGTTATTAATGATAGATTTACTTATTCTTCCGATAAAACTCTAAGACCTAAAGCTAATGTATCGGCAAGCATTACATTAAAAGATTCTAATACAATAGACACAATAAAAGTTCTCAAAGGAGGAAGTGGTTATACGTCTGCTCCAGTTATTACTCTTGTAGATCCTGTGGATAGAAGTGTAATTAATTCTGGATTAATAAAACCTACACTAACAGGATCTGCAATCTCTTCAGTGGAAGTTGTATCTCAACCAAAAGGATTACCTGATGAAACTATAGAGGTATTTTCAACTTCTAATAATAATGGAATTGCAATTGAAAAAGTAGAATCATCAAATTCTGGCATTTTTACCTGCATCATATCAACACCTATAAGTAATTTTACAACACAACCATTTGCTATTGGTGATGAAGTATTCATTGAAGGAATTCAGAAGTCTAGTTCTGATGGTGGTGGATTTAATTCTTCCGATTATGGATATAAGTTCTTCGAAGTAAGTGGATATGATAATACTGGAATTAATGATAAACTGACAATTAGTGTAGCAGGACTTACTACAAATACTGGAATTGCAAAAACAATTCAAGATTATAGTGGAGTTGTAATCAATAAAAATGATTATCCTACTTTTAGTGTGTCTCAAAAAGAATCTCAATTTTCTATTGGAGAAACTTTATCCTCAAATGGAATAGTTAGGGATTTAATAGTAACAAAAAGTAATAAGAATACTTTAAAAATTTCTGGACTATATGAATTATCGGTGGGTGAAATAATTACAGGAAATGAGTCTGGAAATATTGCAACAATAAAATCATTAGATTTAAATCTGGGGACTTTTATTGTAGAATATTCCAATTTGAAAGATATTGGTTGGGATACAGAAACAGGTAAATTGAGTGAAGATTTTCAAGTTACTGCAAACAATGATTATTATCAAAATTTATCATATTCTATAAAGAGTTCAGTAAATTATTTGGATCAACAGTCACCAGTCGAAAGTCTAGTTCACACTAGTGGATTGAAAAATTTTGCGGATACTCAAATACCTTCAAATATAAGTTCTGGATTATCTACTAGTAATGATGGAATTACTATCATTTATGATATCATTGACGAAAAAAGAGTAGATACTATTAATAGTTTTGATAATGTTTTTGACGTTGATGTTGTTGATTCAAAATCAAAATTCTTAAAATTAAAAACTAAAAGACTTACTAATTATGCAGAATTACTGAATCTTAATGTATTAACACTTGATGATTTAAGTGATCAATTTTCAAATTCAGACTCCGAAAATACAGAATTTTTATCGATAGAAGAGGTTGATGATGAAATATACTATAATTATCTATTAAGAGTGACTAGTGAAGATAGTAGTGAAATACAACTAACTGATATTACAATTTTAAGTGATGGCAGAGAATCGGTTATTGTTGAAAATGAATCAGTATATAATTCATCATTATCTTATGGAAGTTTTGATTTGGATGAAAGTGAATTTGATGAAACGTTTTTAAGATTCTATCCAAATGATCCATTTGATTCAAATTATGATATAAAAATAATCAGACAAACATTTAATACAACTTTTTCTGGAGTAGGAACAGAATCGATTGGATTTGTGGATTTAATAGGATCCACAGTTGTAGAAAATACTAGTGTAGGAATAGGAACGATAACAATAATTTCTCTAGATTCTAGTAATTTTGAATCTCTTTATGTTAATGCACATGTAATCAATACTGTAACTAACGACGCAAATTATGTGAAATTGTATATTGCTCATGATGGAACAGACACATTTATGTCGGAATATTATATTGATAGTGACTTAAGTTCTTCTACAGGAGAACAAATAGGCATATTCACTTGCACTGACTTGGGAGGTGGAGTTTTATCACTAATACATGAAAATACTTCTTCCGATGAACTTAAGATAAGATCCAATATTGTCGGATTTGGAACAACATCAATTGGAATCGGAACTTATAGATTTAAATCTTTGGATCAATTGGATGGGGAAGAAAGAAGTGTAATTTATGACTCACGATTTTATTCTACAGTAGGTGCTTCTTCCACAATAGTTCAGTCATTAGATAAAATTTTATTTAATGCATCAAAATCAGTCATTCAGGTAAGTGCAGGCTCCATAAAAGCACTTCATCAAGTTATGATGATTTATGATGGGACTGATGTTTATACACAACAGTTACCGTTTCTTTCAGTTTCTGGTACTGAAACATTTGATAGTGCTTCTGGTATTGGAACATTCGGTGGAGAAATATCTGGAAGTAACTTAATACTCAAATTCTATCCGAATACAGATCAAACCGGACAAATTGATATTGAAGTATTCGGCAAATCATTATATACCGAATTGGATATCTTTAATGATCCTGAGGATTTAAAATATGGACCTATAATTGAAAGTATCGATGAAAAATTTTATAATGGAATTAATCTTGGTAGGATTAATAGAACTAACTTTAAATTGACTTCTAATAAAACTCCAATTTTTTCGAAAGAATTTAATCCAAACTCTGCAGCACTTGTGGCAAACACTGGGTTATTTACAATTGAAAATCACTTCTTTGTTACTGGAGAGGAATTGATTTATACTCCCAACTCCACAATTGTTGGTGTTGGAACTAGTGCAATCGTCACCGATAGTGGGGAACTTCCATCTACAGTTTATGCTATCAAATTAACTGAAAACACTTTTAAAGTGGCAACAACAACTACAGCAGCTGCTGCAGGAATTGGAACAACATTTACTTCTCTTGGAGAAGGAAATGCTCATAGATTTACTATGAAGGAAAGAAATTCCAAGTGCATTATTACTGTTGATGATTTAGTTCAACATCCTTTAACGTTCACAAAAACAATACACACACTAAGTGGAAATGTCGGAGGTTCATTAGGAATTTCTACTAATATTGTTTCTTTAAGTGGAATATCTACAATAAATCCAAAAGATATATTGTTAGTTGATGATGAATATATGGGAGTTACTAATGTTGGATTAGGAACAACAAACATAGGTCCAATTACTAATAATGGAACTGTAAACTTAGTACAAGTTGATAGAGGATTTGTCGGATCTTCTGCATCAACTCATACCGATACTACTCAAGTAAGAGTCTATAAAGGTTCATTTAATATTGTGGACGATGAGATTCATTTCTCAGAACCTCCAAGAGGTAATCCGCAAATTGATAAGACCAGACTCAATTTAGATTTTGAAACTTCATCATTTGCTGGAAGAGTATTCTTAAAGTCGAACTATGATAATAATAAAATTTATGATGATATATCGGATGAATTCAGTGGAATTGGAAGAACATTTACATTAAAAGTTGGAGGTGCAAATACAACAGGAATATCAGGAACTGAAAATATATTTAATGAGGTAATTTCCAATAGACTAGGAACAATTGGTATTGGTTCAACTACAATCACTGGAATTGTAACAACATCTCCGGACATTGGTATTGGTCAGATAGTAAGATCTGGTATAGTTTCGGAAGGAACAACTGTTGTTAGTATTGGAAATAGTACAGTAACTCTTTCCAATTCGAGTAATAATATATCAGAAGGATTGTTCACATTTGATTTTGGAACATTTACTAATACTACAACTGCAAATGGACTCATATTTATTAATAGTATCTATCAATCACCAAAAACTGATAATAATCCATCTAGGTTTAATTATGAAATATTGGAAGATTCGATTGCAGGCATATCAACTGTCGAATTTTCTGGAATCACGAGTTACAATGATCCCGATCGATATGTAGTTTCCGATTATGATGTCAATCAGAATGAGACTCCAAGAGGAGGTCTTATAGTTTCATATGGTTCCACACCTGGACTTGGATTTGCACCACTTGTAGGTGCTTCTGTGACTGCTGTTGTTGCTGGAGGTTCTATTGTATCTGTTGGGTTAGGAACAACAGGACATGGTTCTGGATACAATGGTTTAGTCTCTATCGGTATTAGTGTCTATGAAGATGGACATACTGGTAATGTAGCAGAAATATCTGCAAATGTAGGTGCTGGTGGAACTTTATCATTTAATGTTGTTAGTGGAGGAACTGGATATAATAATCCTGAAATATTTGTTTCGGATCCATCATATGAAAACTTACCAGTTGTTGGTGTTTCTAGGTTAGGAATTGGAGCAACAACTGATACTGGAATCGGATTATTGATGGACCTTAAGGTTGGAGGATCCACTGGTATAGGTTCGACATATTTTGAAGTAACTGAATTTAAATTCTCAAGACCCGGATATGGATTCCAGAGAGGGGATGTATTTAAACCTGTTGGACTGGTTACTGATGGTTCATTATCTTCTCCGATATTGGATTTTGAGATTACAGTAGTTGACACATATTCTGATACTTTTGCTGCTTGGGAGTTTGGTGAACTAGATTATATTGATTCTATTAGTCAATATCAAGATGGTTCGAGAGTTAGATTCCCACTTAATTATAATTCAGAATTACTTAGTTTTGAACCTAAAGATAATTCCCCAATAGAAGAAAATATCAATAATGTATTAATCATCTTTATAAATGGCATACTTCAAGAACCAATAACCAATTATCTCTTTGAAGGTGGAACATCATTTGCATTCACAAAAGCACCATTAGTAGAAGATAAAGTTGATATCTATTTCTACAAAGGAGTTGATGGAGTTGATGCGATAATAAATGATAATGTATTTCCAACTATAAAACCGGGAGATACTGTACAAGTTATAAGTAATAACATTCATCCAAATACAATAACTCAAGATGAAAGAACAGTTTATAATTTAACTAGTTCTGATAAGTTTGAAACTAATCGATATTCTGGATTAGGAGTTAATGGTGACACAAACACATCTCAACCTCTCTCTTGGACTAAGCAAAAAACCGGTCAAAAAGTTAATGGAGAATATGTATATAAATCAAGAGATACATTAGAACCTTTAATATTTCCAACTGCTAGAATTATTAAAGATGTATCTACATCAGATACTGAAATATTCATAGATACTTCTGAATTATTTAAATACGAGTCTGGATTATTTGCTCCTAATCAGGCAAGATTTACTGATGTGCAAGCAGATGGTTTTGGAGGATTAATTGTAGAAAACACTAATCCAGTAACTGCTACATTTAGTTGTTCAGTTGGAGTTGGTAGAACTATTACTAGTATAACGACAATCAATTCTGGTTCTGGATATTCATCAGATCAGACAACAATATCTTTAAGATTTGAGAATCCGCCAGTGGGAGTTGCAACAACTGCAACAGCTGCAACAGCAACTGCGACAATAACAAATGGATCAGTTTCTTCTGTTTCTATCACTAATCCTGGATTTGGATACACAAATACAGATGTTCCATCTATATTTGCAGAAACACCAAATCTAAATATTGAAAAAATTATAACATTTAATGATGTTGACGGATTTTCAGGAATTGTAACTGGTATTACAAGTACTACAGGGACTGGAGGAAATCCTCTAGCACTCCAATTCAATATATATCATAATGTAGATTCAAATTATTTTAATGGATTGAATGTTGGAAATCCAATTTATATCTACGATACTAGAATTGGTAGTGGAGTCACATCAATTAATAATTCAGATTCTGCAATTGTAGGAATTGGAACAGAGTTTTTAGATAATGTTTATTATATTTCTGCTATATCTAATAATAATAGAAACGGAATTATTACTTGTAATGTAAAATCAGACTCTAATATTATTGGTATTGGAACTACTGGAAGTATATTAAATTCAGTTGGAAAATATTCATGGGGAAGATTATCTGGTGGAACGAGATCTGAAGATCCAATATCAATTGAAGTTAGTGGAAAAACCGTATCGGGTCTATCTACATATCCAACAATTCAAAGAAGAGATTTTGGAATTAGAAAAACTGGAGCACTTCCTAAGATTGTATCTTAAATATGTCTTATAAATATCTAAAAAACTATTAATATGGCTGCATTCGTAACAGACCAATTTAGAATATTGAATGCTGGGTCCTTTGTAGAGTCTATCAGTAATAATTCTTTTTATACCTTCTTAGGTCTATCAAATCCACAGTCTCCTAGTGCTGGATTCGGCAGAACAAGTGATTGGAACACTAGTTTAGCAAATAACCCTGTAGATAATTTCCAATATTTATCTCATTATAGAGATACTAGTTTATTTGGAAAAAAAATTACTACAGAAAACGCCCGAAGAGTTGTAAGAAAGGTTGATTGGGTTCAAGGTCTTCAGTACGATATGTATAGGCATGATTACCGTCAAGGTAATGAAGCACCAGTTGGAAGAACTGTTAGATTATATGATGCAAATTATTATGTTATTACAGAGGATTTCAAAGTTTATATTTGTATTGAAAATGGTTCTTCAGGTCTCAACCCCACAGTTCCAACATCAACAATAAAACCCACACATACTGATGTAGAACCTGTTGGATATTCTGATGGGTATAGATGGAAATATCTATTCACAGTTTCTCCTTCAGATGTCATTAAATTTGACTCTACAGAATATTTCGTTGTTCCAAATAATTGGGAAACTACAACAGATTCTGAAATTCAAATTATTAGAGATGGTGGAAATTCTGATAATAATAATAATCAAATAAAAGCAGTATATATTGAAAATGGTGGAAGTGGATTTGGTGATCTTGATGCAACAGTAATATATGATATTTTAGGTGACGGAACTGGTGGTAAAGTTTCTCTAACAACAACTAATAGTGTTATAACAGGTGTCACTGTTACTCAAGGTGGTTCTGGTTATACTTATGGAATTGTCAATTTACCATCTTCATTAACTCCAGCAAAATTAATACCTGTTATTCCCCCATCAAAAGGTCATGGACATGACATTTATAAAGAATTAGGTGCAGATAAAGTATTATTATATGCAAGATTTGACGATTCTACTAAAGATTTTCCAATAGATACAAAATTTGCTCAAGTTGGTATTATAAAAAATCCTGAAACATTTTCTGGAGCAGGAGTAACTTTTACTGGAAATGCATTCTCGTCTCTTTTTGGAATTGGATTATCTGAATCTAGAGATGTAGAAATCGGAGAACAAATAACTCAAGATCAAGGTAATAATATTGTTGCAAAAGGATATGTTGCATCATTTGATAAAGACACTAAAGTTTTAAAATATTATCAAGATAGATCATTGTGTTTTGGAAATAAATTAGACCAAACACAATCTTTAGATACGAAAAATATTGTTCCATTTAATTCTTCAGAACCTATTTCTTTTACTGTTTCTGGAGGATTAGTGCCAATTAATCAGACTTTGGATGGTAGTGTAATTACTATTGATTCTAAACAAATTGATTTGGGAGTTTCATTTACTAATGGACTTGCAAATTCGGAGATAAATAAAAAGACAGGGGATATAATTTATATTGATAATAGACCCATTGTCCAGAGAGACTCTAGACAAAAAGAAGACATCAAAATCATTCTAGAATTTTAAAAAAAGATGGCACAAAAAACCGACTTAAATATCAGCCCCTACTATGATGATTTTGATGGAGATAAAAACTTTTATAAAGTTTTATTTAAACCAGGATTTCCAGTTCAGGCTAGAGAATTAACAACTCTTCAGTCCATCTTACAGAATCAAGTAGAGTCTTTTGGTGGCAATATTTTCAAAGAAGGATCTATAGTCCTTCCAGGAGCACCAACTTTTGAAAATCAGTTTTCCGCAGTAAAGTTAAATGATATTAATTTAGGGATAGATGTTTCTCTTTATATTAAGAACTTCATTGGAAAGACTATTACAGGTCAACTTTCAGGAGTAACAGCAGATATTAAAGAAGTTGCTTTTACTAGTGATAGTGATTTAGTAACTGATTTGACAATTTATGTTAAATATGGAGAGTCTGGAAATGATGCCGAAGTAGATACTTTCCAAGATGGGGAACAATTATTTGCAAGTGAAAATGTTACATATGGAAATACTACAATTAGTGCAGGAACTGCATTTGCATCATTAATCTCTCAGAATGCAACATCAATCGGTTCAGCAGCGTTTATCGATAATGGTGTCTATTTTATTAGAGGAACATTTGTAGAAGTTTCTAAGCAGACACTCATACTAGATTATTATACAAATACTCCCTCATATAGAGTAGGACTAAAAATATCAGAAACTATTGTAAATGCAAAAGATGATTCATCTTTATATGATAATGCAAAAGGATTTAGTAACTTTGCGGCACCAGGTGCAGATAGATTAAAAATTTCATTAACACTTACAAAAAAAGATTTATCTGATAAAACAGATACTGATTTTGTAGAGATTTTAAGATTAGATGAAGGAAAAATTAAAAAGATTAAAGATAAATCTAACTATAGTATAATAAAAGAATATATTGCAGACAGAACATTTGACGAATCTGGACATTATGCTGTAGATGAATTTAGCATAAAAGCACTCAATTCATTAAATGATCAAATTAATAATGATGGATTATATTTGGAAGGAGAAACTACAGAACAAGGAAATACTCCATCAGATGATTTAATGTGTCTCCAGGTAAGTCCTGGAAGAGCGTATGTTCGTGGATATGATGTTACTCTAGATGCAGAAACTGCTGTAGATGTAGAAAAACCAAGAGACACTGAAAGTATAAGTGGTGCTAATGTCCCATTTGAGATGGGACATTTGTTGAGAGTTAATAATGTTAGTGGTGCTCCAAAAGAAAATGAAACTTTAGATTTATATGATCAACTTGGTGGTGGAGGAACAAAAATTGGTGCTGCTAGAGTATATACATTTAATTTGACTGATGCTGCATATTCTGGTGCAGCAACTCAATGGGATTTATATCTTTATGATATTCAAACTTATACAAATGTAACTTTTAATAGAAGTGTAACGGCAACTGAAATTCCAACTTCCTCCTTTATAAAGGGAAAAAGTAGTGGAGCAAGTGGATTTGTTGTTCTTGGTGCTTCTGCTTCATCTTTAAATCTTTCTCAAACTTCAGGAACATTTGTAACTGGAGAAAAACTAATTGTTAATGGAATTGAAACAGCACTGACAATTGCAAGTTTTACTCAAAATACAATTGACCAACTCAAATCTGTTCAACAAACAGGAGTACCAGATTTTCCAGATTTCTCTGCAGATGCAGTATTAAGTTCTAAAAAATTCTCTAATGGAATTACAGAAGTTGTTGTTGAGAATGATGGTGGAATATCAACTGTAACAAGTCCGGGAAAATTATTCTCTGGTATTAGTACTGGTGATATTTTAAGTGTCGTGGAGGGAATTAATTTAAAATACAATAGAATTATAGAAATTTCTGCGGACTTATCATCAGTTGGCATTGCTGCTACTACTACTGTTAGTGGAGTATTTAATGGAGATATTATTTCCAGTGGAAATTATACGGCAAATCTTAGAGTAGCAGAAATAAAGAATAGTGAAAATGGTTATCTTTATGCAAATCTTCCAGAATCCAATATTTCCTCTATCGATCTTTCAGGTTCTCAGTTATTAATAACAAAACAAATTTCTGAAAATATTGCTGGAACTTCAATTTCCTTAGATCTATCTGATGCTGGAATTACCAGCGCATTCTATGAATCTTTTGATCAGGAGAGGTATTCTGTTCACTATAATGGTGGTGGAATTGGAACAATAACTTCCGATGCTTTCACTCTTACCGGAGGAGGAACTG